CCGAATACGGAAATCGTGGAAATGAAAGTGGTCAATGTTGATGTTGCCTATCCTCCGCAATAAAGAAAGGAGAATAACGGAATGGCTATTCCTGCAAGACAAATTGTAGATGTTACGCCACGGGTAATTAATGCTGGCGTACCTGACCTTGCAATGAGCGGTCTGTTACTGACCAAGAATGCCTTGTGCATCTATCCCGATATGAGTTTTTCTTCCGCTACTGCGGTAGGCGCTTATTTTGGATATGATTCCGATGAGTACAAGGCGGCACTGAAGTATTTTATGGGTTACGATAACGCCTTTAAACGCCCCGATACGCTGAAGTTTGCAAGGCGTATTGATGTAGATGTAGCTGGTGAATTAATCGGCGGTTCTGCGGCTAAATTGAGCGATTTAAAGGCTATTACCGCAGGCAGTTTCAGTATTGACGTTGACGGAACTACTGTTAACGTAACGGGGTTGGATTTATCTTCCGTAACCACACAGAGTGATGTTGCTACCGCTTTACAGGAAAAAATCACAGGTACTACTGTAACGTATAACAGTAATCTGAATGCGTTTATTGTGGTATCCACTACAACTGGTGAAAATTCCAGCGTAAGCGTAGCAACGGGAACGAATGCGGATGAGTTAGGACTTTCCTCCGCTACTGGTGCGGTGGCACAGGCAGGCATGGTAGCAATGAGCGAAGATGCCAACATGGCGGCTATTGCAAGGGCGGATGGTAATTGGGTATCGTTCACCACATTGTACAGTGCTGACGATGATGAAATTATCGCACTGGCAGAATGGACGAATAATCAGAAAGTCGAATATGCTTATTTCCCTTATACGGATTCACAGGGTAATACTGTACCGAGCAATCAGAACAACTTGCCGAACGTGCTGAAAAATGCCGATTATGAGGGAACTGTCCTGCTATTTGGTATTGTTGACCATGCTGTGGCGGCTATGAGCATTTGGGCATCGGTAGATTGGAACAGATATAACGGCTTGCCGACTATGGCTTTCCGTAGCCAAAATGGGTTAGCGGCTTCTGTGACCGATGAAACCATTGCGGAAAATCTGTTATCGATGAATGTCAACTATTATGGCAGATATGCAAGCCGTGTGGAAGATTTTACGTTCTTCTATAACGGCAAATTGGTTGGCGGTGACTTCGGTTTCATTGATGCTTATATCGGTAATATTTGGTTGCGGAATGCCTTGCAGAATGCTATTTTGAATGGCTTACAGCAGGTGGCACGGACTCCGTATACTGATGCAGGATATAATCAGATTCGGGCGTGGTGTTTAGACCCGATTAATCGTGGCTTGAATAATGGCGTGATTCAGGCTGGTTTGAATCTGTCCGAAGCACAGAAAGCACAGTTATATAACGAAATTGGGCAGGATGTTTCCGAACAGATTTACACTGACGGATATTTCCTGTTAGTTGAAGACCCCGGCGCACAGGCAAGGGTAGAACGTGAAACCCCTGTTTGCGGATTGTGGTACACATATGGCGGTGCGGTTCAGAAGATTGAACTGCCTGCAACGGTGATTCTGTAAAGGTAGGTGAGAATAGATGAATGATATTACTTCCGCCAATCTTGCGGCATATATGACGGTTAGGGAATTATTCCCCGCTGGTTTTGAACTTCAGCAGTTCAGCGTAAGCAATGCCATTGCACAGGGCGATGATACCTACGCAGAAACGAGGATGAGCGTTGATGGGCAGATGGTAGCAGGCTATACCCCGTCCATTAAAACGCTGACTATCGTATTAGAGCCGTCCTCTCCGTCTATCAAGTATTTCGATACCTTGATTAAAGCGGAAGCGGCTAATAAGCGGAAATACTGGGTGGATTTATCTGTTACCTATCCAAGCACTGGAATGATTCGCCAGTATACAAAAGGCGTATTGAAAACGGGTAAATTGACTCCCGATGCACAGGCAACTTTACAGCCGATTACCTATACGTTTGATTTTGAAAGTGTAAAATAGGCTTGATTTCAGCGTAAAATTAGCTATAAAGCGTTTTTGCCGCTTGCGTGATAAATTACTCATGCAGGCGGTTTAAAACGCTTTAAAAACGATTTTACGCAGTTTTAACAGGAGTGTATAAAATGCGAAAAACGGAAATCGTGAAAGTAATTGATGATGGGCAGGAGCGTACCTTTCGAATTACACAGATGCCTGCCACAAAAGCAGAGCGGTGGGTGAATCGCATGGCGTTTTTGTTGGTAGGTGCAGGAAAAGAATTAAAAACGGATGATATTGATATTGAAAAGGCAATCAGAGCCATTGCGACCATTGATTATGAAAAGGCAGAGCCGTTGTATAACGAACTGATTGAATGTTGCACGTTTTTACCCGATGGGAACGTAAATGGCGGTGGGATTGCTTGTTCGCAGGAAACGATTGATGCACAGATAGTTGACCCAATGAATCTGTACCGATTACGCATGGCGGCGGCAAAGTTGAATTTCAGTTTTTTTACCAACGTCCTGCAATTCCAAGACCACAAGAACGATACCATTACGTTCAAGAAAAATACCCACAAGTAAGGCCGTTAACAGCATTGGCTGTAGTGAAACGATACGCTACGTTGTATGAATTGCAGACGATTTATAGCTATGAAGATTTGATGGACTTTTATGAGATTATATGCGTGAATTCCATAAACGAAGATAGAATGTTCGAGGAGATAAAGCAGGATGGCAGACGGCGGAATCATTGAAAAACTATTAATACAAATAGGCGTTGACAGCAAGGGCGTTGAACAGGGTGCTACGCAGGCTGTACAGAGAACCGCTACGGCATTAAAAAGTGCAGTGGGAATGTTTGTCATGCCTGTTTTTACTGCTTTATTGAGCGGTCAATTCATTAAGCAGACCTATGATGAGGTAATCAACCTTGACCACCTGTCAACGAGTTTAGGTGTGAATGTAGAGCGTTTGCAGATGTGGCAAGGGGCGGCAAAAGATGCGGGTTCAAGTGCTGAAGCTGTCGGTGCGTTATGGCAGAGGATGAATGCACAGATTACGGATGCCGCTATCAATGGGACAGGAACGCTGAAAGAATTTGCCGATAAGGGGGTATTGCCTGCGTTAACAACGATAGATGGAAAAATCAAGGATACAGATACCTATTTACTGGAGATGGCGGATGCGTTCAAAAATATGGATGCACAAACGGCAAGCGGTATTGGCAGAAGATTGGGTATCCGAGATTTTAACCTGATGAATTTTTTTCAGCAGGGCAGTGGCGAGATTAACGCACAGCTAAAACACATTAAAGATTTGGGCGTTTATACGCAACGGGATGTAGAGATTGCGAGGGAATTTGACGTTGCATTAAATGACGTATCACGGGTCATGAAAATGAGCGTTGTTCCCATATTTCGGTTGGTAACGCCTATTATATCTAAATTAGGCATGGGGCTTGTGTATCTACGTCAACATGCGAGGGCATTTATTCCTGCGGCTGTTGGGCTGGCGGCTATCATTACCACGGCTATGATTCCGTCCATCAAGGAATTAGGCAAACAACTTTGGAAACTTTTCACGAATCCTGCGTTTTTAAAGGCGGCACTCATTGTCGGTGTGCTTGCGGCTATCGGTCTTGCCATAGAAGATATTATGGTATGGATGGAAGGCGGCGATTCTGTAATTGGCGAGTATTTGGGGTCGTGGGAAGAATTTAAACCTACAATTCAGCCGATTATTGATTTATTTACTGCTTTTGTAACGCAATTAAATGCGGTATGGGATGCTTTCGGGGAATTGATAGATATTATCAAGGCGTTCCCCGAAAATGCAGAAACGGCATTCGGGCAGACAAAAGATGCTATCTATAACCAATTTGTAGAGCCTGTAATAAAGTGGTTTGATGATTTGATGAATAAAATCAGAGACTTCTTCAGCTTTTTGGGAACGATTGGCAGTACCATTGCAGGCATTGGGTCAAGCGTGGGCGGATTGCTTGCGAGAGGAAATGCCGGGAATATTGACAACTCAAACCGCAATACAAGTGTGGTACAGAATAATACATTCAACGGAGTTACGGGTGCTACGGATGCGGCAAACAGGATGATGGGGAATAACCCCGTTCCTGCGGCAAACACTGCTTATTGAGGTGGATAGATGGCTAACTTGATGCAATGGGGGATAGGCGTTTATTCGCTGTTATCCAACAACAAAAAAGCAACAGAAATATGGGATTTTCGGGACAAGCAAGGCACATCTGTTTTTGGGAACGTCAAAGTCATGGATATTGGCGTAGAAGAAAACGGGAGTGCAGTTTCACAGCCTGTCGAAGAAAATTCCTTTTTTTCGTATAACAAAACTACAGAACCGCAACAAATCCAGTGTACGCTATGTTTTGAGGGTACGGCACAATATTTACAAAGCAGTTTGAATATCGTGAAGCGATACAAAACAGGCATGGATATTCTTTCCATCGTTACTCCGTATGCGGAATATGAGAAAATGACATTGGAAAGTTATTCGTACACAAGGGACGTTACCAATGGCACAGGGTTATTGTATGTGCAATGCGTATTCCGTGAGATTAGGGAAGTTAAGGCGGCATATAGTCAGACGGATGTATCAGAACTACCGCCCCCGATTTCTGATGGAGAAGCGGCAAATCCAAGTGATGCAAGCACCCAAGATACAGGAATGACAAGCACGAACAGCGGTAGTAGTCAGCAACAGGGAAGTGCGAGCCGTTCCCGTTCTATTGCAAAAGACATAAAAGATTGGTGGAATAGCTAATGATTTCATTTATTCCTGTACAGGCAATACCAAATCAGCGTTTCCAAGTCGTGTTAAACGACCAAAATTGCACAATACACCTGTTCCAGCGTGGCGAATATATGTATATGGATTTAACGTGCAACGGGGTTGAGATTAGGACGGGGGCAATCTGCTTGCCTAATATTAGTTTGGTGCAATATCCGACACCCGATTTTGACGGCATGTTATTCTTTACGGATACTACAAATCACGATGAGCCGCCTGTTTATAGCGGTTTAGGCACACGTTGGTTATTATGTTTTGATGATGGAGCGAACGATGAATAGTTTTACCGAAAAAACTATAAAAATTACTGTATTTCTGCGTGATGGCGAGTTCGGGCAAGGGAATAATACCGTTGTATATGAGGGCTTGCCTACGCAGGTGAATGTATCAAAAACAGGCGAAAAAGACGGTTGTAAGGCAGATGTGGTTATTAGCAACATTAAACTGGATACCGCCCGTCAAATGACAATGTTAGCGTTTCGGAAACTGCAAACGTATAACAATATCATCGTGATAGAAGCAGGCACAAAAGGGCAACAGTTAAATAACGTATTTCAAGGGGAAATCATTACGGCTGTTCCTGTTATCGGGGATGCCAATTTAGATTTCAAAATTGAAGCACGTTGTGGATATTATCCTAATTTAATTCCCACACCGCCTGTCAGTGTACAGGGTGAAACTACAGTAGAAAAGCTAATGACACAGTTTGCTAAAGAAGCGAATTATGATTTCGAAAATCGTGGCATTACCATGTCCGTAGTGAATAGTGTTTTCGCTGGTTCGCCTGTTCAAAAAGCACAGCAGTTAGCAACACAGGTGGGGATTGATTTAATTATTGATAACAGAAAATTCATTATTCAGCCATAAGAAACCGAGCCAAAAGGAA